TTAGATATTAATGTAAATGGAGACTTAATCAAATTAAATATCATTTTAACTGCAGATTGAGCTATTACTCGTATTCTTCCTATCCAAGACGCTATAGTACCAAAAGCTCTAATAATAGATTGAGTACCTTGCAAAGTGTGAGCCGTAATACCTTGATTCATTATAAGAGACATCTGTTTACCAATCATATCCCTAAATGGATCAGTAGCAGCTTTAGCAGAAACAGTAGCTTCTTTAACAGCCTGTTCAGGCTGCTTAGGAGGTCTTTTTTTAGCCATGGACATAGCCCCCTGAATGGCATCTAACTTTTCTATAGGAGTTTCATTTAGCAGTTTATTAAATTCTTTCATCTGTGCATTAACTTTTCCTAATGCACCAGCAAAATTATTAACTTTTGTTTGACTAAACATATTTTTTAAAACTCGATTAGTAGACTCAACCTGCCCTCTAAACTCGTTAATAATACCTGTAATTTGACTTCCAAACTGTTGAAACTCTTGTTTGGCTTGCTCTCCTTGTAAAACTATATTAACTACTAAACCACTAGGTACTCCAAAGCCTTCCATAAGCTACTCCTACTAAAGCAATTATACATCTTGGTTTTTACTATCTTCAATCATTTCTGCAAATGTCCTAGAGTCACTAGATACTCCTGTAGAATTTCCAGACTTAGACTCTTTTTTATGCTTTTCAGCCATCGCATTCAACCAATGCTTATACTCAGACTGAACTAATTTTAATTCCCTTATAGAATAAAGGGGCTGGTCATACCAACCCCCCGAATAAGGGAGAATTAGTATATCTCCATGTTCTGCACTTAACATTGAAAAATAATCTAATACCTTTCCCCCATACTTCTTATACTTACTCAATATATCTTCTATGTATTTACGCCTAGCAGGATCTAAGGTCGGTAAACTACCGTCTAACTCAAACCTAAGATACCTGTTTATTTCTCCAGAGAAGATGAGGGAAGCTATTCCCCCAACTCCTCCTCACTCTTTTCTTCTTCTTCCTTAGCCTTACCAGCCATACCATAAATCTCTTTAACTTTAGTCAAAAGCTTATTAATAAACTTAGAATTAAGTTCACTAAGAGTACTCATAAAATCATCTGTCTTCAAAGGCGGAGTAATAATAACTACTTCACCATCTTCAACAGAGGCTATCTCTTTAATTACCTTAGATAATAACCACAACTCTGTTTTAAAAGCTTCTTCCTTAATCTTAACAACTTCGTCACCCTTATATACTATAGAATCTGACATCTTTTGAGTATACTTAGTATGAATAGAATATGTTAGACCATCTAATATTTCTACATACTCTGGAGTCTTTTCATCCACAAAATTAAACTCATCATCAAAATACAATCTTACTACGCTACCATCTCTTGCTCTTATAGACATACACGTTACCTCCTAATTTATTAATTGTTAACCAAATGTATAATATAAAATTGGTATAGCTGCATCCGAGTTAAGTATAACAAAATCATCACTAGCTTCTGTATTAACATACTCTAGTTGTATCGGATATACTGTCCTACCGCTTAAAGACCCCGAAGGATCTGCAGTAGCTTGAAAATCAATCCTATATGAGATCTTACTTCTATCTGTTATATCATGCACTGGTTGAGTCGTATACAAATTTCCTAATGTTAATATATAATGCTCATAATCTGTGTCACCAGCCGGAGGTACAGAAGAATCCATAGTTTTAAATATTTTAACTTCTATATCTCCAAGATAAGTACCAACATCCATATCCCTTAAAAACGCATAAAAAGTATCTATATCCACACTAGCTGTACTTGAATCCGGAACAAGAACAGTTAACGAACCAGTAACAGAAAACTCTCCAGACAATATAGCCAACCTACCACTAGCATTAAGAGCATTAGTATCAACATCCAAATTATTACTAATAGTAAGCTCAAGACCTGTTATATAAGGCATTAAATTAAAAGAAGTTGATTTTCCCCCAAGACCAGTCCACACAACATCATTATAATGAGTTATAGCAGTACCTATCTTTATAGGACATACAAAAACTTGGTCAGATGAAAAAGCAACAAAATCAGACGCAGTAAAATCTACCCCAGTTTGAGCCGCATTTAATCCAGTTCCAGACCAGTCTATACTAGCAGCTAACAAAGCATTAGAAGAGAAAGACATTCTTAAAGAATTAATAACACAATTATCAAACTGGTAAGTCATATCACTGGTAGCACCGTGTTGAATATAAATGCTAAACTCTGGGAGATCCCCCTCAGAAGGAATTATTATCCCCGGCACATAAATTTCTGAGCCTAAAGCCCCAATCTCTTCCTCATCATAAACTTCCCCCAACACACCATACATTAACCAAAGTAAATTACCAATAGTTATCTCAGTATCAAAACTACCGTCACCAGCTTTATTCCCTACACACCCTACTCCTCTAGATCTACCGCCAGCAATAGCATTAGAGTTTATAAACTCGCCTGTAGGGTTAAACGCCTCTGTAGTAAATGGGAGTTCATATTTAGTAGTTAAATCTGCAGTTTCCGTAGCCCCAGTACTATTAACTCCTGCAGCACTTAATCTAAATGCTAATATTGAGCCTCCACCTTTAATAAATTCTGCCATAATATACTACCTCCCTTATTAAACTGCTGCAACCATTGTAGTAGGAACATACATACCTGCAACCATGTTTACAGTAATAGGGGGAGTAGTACCATCTTGCACAGCTTGAAAATCTACTCTAAAAGCAACCTTACTTCTGTCTGTTATATCATGAACAGGTTGCGTAACATATACATTCTGCAAACTAATAGCATCGGCATCGCCTAAAACACCAATTACTATATCTCCAAGCTCATCACCAATATCTAGTGACTTCAAAAGAGTAAATACGCCAGTTGCGTCATCCCGTGGTATTAAAAAAGTAATAGAACCTGTTACTGCCAACTCCCCAGTGATAACTGTTAGTCTCCCACTAGCATCAAGAGCGTTAGTATCTGTATCAAGATTGTTTGCTATTGTAAATTCTAAACCAGTAGCAAAATTCATAACACCTAACCCACCTACGGTAAGACTTGTTAACGCAGCCGGACATAAAATAGTATTAGCTGTACTAAGTAATAGCTGTGGAGTAGTTGTCGGTACTGCACCACTATGTACGCTCCAATCAAGCCCTGCCATATCGATAGATGCTGTTAATAACCCATTTGATGTAAAAGCTACCCTAAGACTGTTTACTCGCTGGCTCTCATACTTGTAAATCATATCGTTAGTAGATCCATGTCTTATATAAACATCATAAACAGGAAGATCATCAGACGAAGGGGTTATAACCTTATCAGAATAGCTACCTAGTGCAGAATAAAATATAATCCCAAAGTTTTCTTTAGTTATCTCAGTATCAAAACTACCGTCACCAGCTTTATTCCCTATACAACCAATACCCTTAGACCTACCGCCAGCAATAGCATTAGAGTTTATAAACTCGCCTACTGGATTAAATGCTTCTGTGGTAAAAGGAAGCTCTGCCATGTAACCATTTCCACCATTTATAGAGTTACCTGCACCATCTTCCATAATATTTAAATAAAGTGAAGAACCTCCACCCTTTATAAATTCAGCCATAATTTATTTCCTCCTCAATTATTCATCACTTAATTGCTCCAATATGACTTGTATTGCCACATAAGCCATATCATTATCTTCTTTATAATATCTTCCATAAATACTATTTACTTTAAAACATATAGTATTTATTGTAACATAATCATCTAATATCTCAAATATTTCATATATCTTTTCAGCATCTCCCCATAACGAAATATAATCAGCCTCAGAACCACAAGTTTTTTCAACAACAATATTTATAGTAAATGTTTTATTAACTCTACGTAAAGAAGTTGGTGTAGAATTATATATATTAGGAAATACATAATATACTGACGAAGCACCTGCCCTTCTATAAGGAAGAGCCTTTAACACTGTATTACCACTTACTTTAGCACTTACTAAAGTATGTATTCCTGAAATAACACTAGAATAAGTCAAGTCTTCACCGCCCTCGCATTTACTGGTATTATACGAATAGTTCTTATCTTACTTTCTATTTCTTGTTCATAAATTATATCTTTAGATGCACAATAAGTATGTAAATTAATAAATCCAGTACTTAATGTAAATGTTTTTTTATGAAATAAATTTCTAACTTCGTGAGCAGCATTCATAGTAGTTACATAATCAGTACTAGAAACATATATATAAACCATAAATAGTTCAAAATTATTGTCATAGTAATAAGTATCTTTAGATACATTCGGAGAAATCCAAACATACAAAGAATCTGTAATTATATCAGGAGTACCAAAAGTTACTGAAGGGTACTTAGTTTTTACTTCTGTATACATTTTAGTCAGCATTACAGACTCAATAGTATCTGCCATATAATCTCCTTATCCAAAAAATGTTGTAGGATACCACACATATATAGACGGTATTACTCTATTTTCTACAAAATCTTTACCTAAAACATCTGAGTAGGCTTCTCTTAAAGCAGGTCTTATATAAGGAACACCGTACATATACTTCCATTTACTAGTACCAAATTCTATATAACCAGCGTAAGGCTGAGTAGCATATGCTAGTATCTGGATAGAGCTAGGCGAGATTAAAGTTTTTACCCCTATTGACTCCCGTAATTTTCCTGTATCAACTAAAACTTTATCTTTAGCAACTTTCTTAAAAACTTCTCCACGCTGAGTCAATCTAATGCCTAACGTATATATTCTATCTTCAATAACATAAGTAGCACCTAAAGCCTCTGAATGATACCCACTGTATTTAGGAGCTGTAGCATTATAATTAGTATATACTTTAGATATTAATTTCACTGTTTCACCAACAATGCCATATAACCAAAAGGCTCTAATTTAGGCTTTATAACATCATATACATCAGATCCTATATACAATTTATCTCCATCTAATAATGTAACCGTAGCACCTGCGTCTGTATAATCATTTACATAAGCATCGTAATAATTTTTAAATTCTATGCCCTCAACAGTTAACTCTTTTGGAGGATAACGTCTAACTTTATAAGACATACTAACTGAAGAATACACTTTAGACAACGTGCCTAATACAGTCTGCCCTAGTGAATTTGTAGTAGTAGAGTACCTATAAACATCTGCTTTATGACCATAGGTATAATTATGTTGTCTTATTAAATTATATGCAGATGTTAATGCTCCCATATCACCACTCCGTAGTAAAAGGATAATTAATAATATCCGAAGTATTTTTAAACGAAGGAACATCGTCTCTAATGTACCCAATATGTGGAGATACCGCAGCCAATGCTTCTAAGTATCTTTCATAATAAGTTTTATACCCTTGTTTAGATGATTTGCTAGTATCATAAATAACTTTCATAATTCCATTATCTACGGACTGTATTGTATCAGCACTGTAATATAAACTTAATGCTCTTAAAGACATAAAATGACAAAGTAAATAAGCAAAAGCTTCACCGTGAATATCAGGAATAGTACACTCAGTAGAACTAAATTTATGAACTGTGTAATAATACAAATTTAAATCATCATAAATAATAGGCGTATAAAATTTAATCTTATTTAAACTAGCTACATATTCAAAATTAGTCAATTCATATTCATAATCATCTATAGTAACTGTACACTTAATATCTGTAGAATATACAGGCTCGTCTAAAACTATTTCTGTTTCTCCTAAAACATCTTCATAAATTTCCTCAACCATAAGAGGAAATTTTTTAGAATACATACGCAAAGCATAACTAATGATACCGTCAGGCGGGGTAGAATACCCCTCCTGAACGGTAACAATAGCCAATATCTCCGCCCTAGTCATTTTACCTTAGTACCTTACCCTTTGCAGGAATAATATACTTCTTACCCTTACTAAAAATAACTAATGGCCTTGAAGAAAAATTATAAATATATTTATCACTATCTTCTATTTCAATAGATTTATTAGAACCAACAGCTTTCTTAGCTTCGGCCTTACTTACAAAATTAACTTTATCAACAACAACATCCTTTGCAGATGTTATCAAATCTGAAGAACTAGCTTTAGAATTTACACTTTTCTGCTTTGGCATAAATACACGTACCTCCCCTTAATCTTACACCTTTGCCGAGTAAGCTGTTATCTTAACCTTACTGTCAGTAGGAGTATAGTCTCCAGAAGCAGCTACTGCACCAGTTTCAAGGTCTATAGAAATCTTATTGTTACCTGTAAGTGCGGGGGCATCCTCTGTTCTACTGTCCCACGTAACTATTGTAAGCGGAGTAGCACCGTCACCATCAACTGCCGTAAGAGTTTCAGTAGGACTGATCGGGAAATGAGCAGCAACGCCAGCTCTATCAGTAAGAGTTACAAATTCATTAGTATAGTCATCAAACAAAATAACCCTAGCAAGAGCTTCTCCTAAATAAACCATCATAGCTGTTCTGGTTCTTACAACCCATTCTGATCTATCGTATTCTCCATCATATCCGCCCGCTCTGTATTCCATAGGAATGTATACACCATAAACTCCAAATACCTTCTTTTCACCAATAACCATCATACCGCCAGTCATGTTAAGTGAACTAAATACCTGAAGTCCTTTAACCTTGCCAACCTCTCCCTGAAGAGCATTGTCCCCAGCAGACTTATAGCCTGCAATTCTAACAAGATAATTTTCCATATCAGGAGAAATAAGAGCAAAATCAGCATTAAACTTCTGTTCTGCAACATTAACAACTGCTGAAACTATCGCATCATAAAGCGTTTCACCATATTCCATAGACGGATGAAGTGTATACCAGTCTGCAGGAATGTTTATGTCCCACCATACGTCACCAGCAGCAGCACCGACAATCATAGCATCTATAAGAGCCTCGTCAATCTGATTAGCAATATCCTTTATATCGTATTCAATAACTCTCTGAAGAACCGGAAGACCAGCAACATTGGCATCTTCAAGAGCTTCCGAAGTAAGAATAGACCTGTAAGCTCTCTTAACGGCAACCATAGGAAGATTGGTCGTGCTTATCTTCGTTGTGGTTATTCTGTTATTTTCATCTACCGTAGCAACAGTAGATTCCTTCGTAAAAGTAAGCTTTGGAATTGCCCACGCAGAAGCTGGCATTCTAAGCACTTCGTAAAGGTTAAGAGAAACTATCTTAGCATAAATAACTGGAATAACCCTTTTGGCAATTGCCGTTGGTTTTATAGAACTAGTATCTGATGTCAAGTTATATATATTAGACTCAGACATAAAATAATTGTCTTTCAAAAGTTCAGATTCATTTTCCATACCAAATTCTTTCAGTGTAGTACCAATCAACTTAATAACATCTTTATCAAGCCTTACCATAATTAATTTCCTCCTAAATTATTTAACAATAAACTATTGATGATGATCTCCATAACAATTTAGTCTTACTATAACTAACTGGAAAATTATCATCGAAATTTGTTCTTAATGTAATACATTTTGCTTTCAATGATCGTATAGATCCTATAACTGTACCTAATCTTTTATGTTCTGCTTTAACAATATCCCAATGTTTAAAACCATTTTTTTCTGTGCGAGTCTTTGTTGGATTATCTTCCCATATTTTAGTTCGTCTCGGTATTATCATATATGGCTTACACATATAATTACTTGCTCCAATCATAGCTGAAGCATCGTAGTGATGATCTTTTTCTAATCCAAGTGTTTTTCTAGCTCTTGCTGTCATCCAACCATAGCAAACATTTACCTTAGAAAAAAGCTTTTTTAATTCATTAAATAAATACCATTTTCCTTGTTGAAGATATGCTGGATACTTAAATTGCTTAGGTTTTATAGTCAAACTAAACAATCCTTTATGTAAATTAGAATGACAAGTATTACATAGAGTTATTCCATTATTAACAGCATTACTACCACCTTTTGATTTATAAATGATATGATGGACTTGTAAATTTTCAGTAGATCCACAATATTGACATTTATAATTGTCTCTCCAAAGAACCTTTTGTCGCCAAGTATTACCCTCATAATCAGATTTCTGATATTCCCTTCCAATTAATTTATATCCTTTTGCCATTGACGAAGTATCAAATTGACCTTGTTCAACAACACATTCAGTAACATTAATTCTTTTTTTTAAATCATTTATAACTCTTATAATAGAATCTTTTTTTTGTTTAATACTCGGTGGAATCCAACCTTTTGTTCCACGATTCAAAAATCTAGCTTGTCTATGCCTTAATTTTCTACTTCTACGAGTTCTTCTGTATTGAGATCTTTGTAATACTTTTCTGCTAACATCTTGTCTTAATTTAATATTGCCAGCAAAAACAACATTATTTTTATGAGCTATGGATATTCCAACTTCTTTTGCTCCATCATCAATACCAAGTTTAAATTCACCTACTGGATTGACTATTTTTCTGTTTAACTGAATAGTAAATGGAACAACAGAATAAACTTTAGCCTTTCCTTGCTTCAATAAAATTCTAGCTCTTGCACTATTTGTTGGTAGTAATGGTGTACCTTCACTGTCTATTACAAAAACAAGCATTTAAGCTATCTCCTTTCGGTTATTGTTGCTCTCGACAAACTGCGTCCTGCCTCTTAACGATAGATCGAACATTCTCACTATCCCACAGTTGCTACGGACTGAGCCCATCCGTAGGTGTTTAACAGGAACAGGTAGCTGAACTAACTCACGGCTAACAGCAACCGCTTAACAACCAGCTTAGTCTCAGAGTCTTGATTGCTGTACAATCAGTTTCTAACATCTGCTAATTAGACTCCATATATTTGACATCATCGTCTGTCAAGAGTATTCCGTACTCCTCAAACAAATTAACTGTCTCTTCTTTAATTGGATTCTTTACATCCAATTTCTTACCATCAACAACATCACCCTTGTTAAGTATAGCTTCTTTAGCAGTCGTAGTTATTGTAGCTTCTCCGAATTCACTCAGAAGTTCATTGTAAGACTCAACAACCTTATTTACTTCAGCTGAAAAAGCATTTACTACAGCACCTATGTCTTCACCTACTTCAAAAGTTACTGCTTCTATGTCAGCCACTATTTTATTGTAAATCTTCTTGTCTTTCCAAGAATCAAATTTATTAATAGCTTCCGCAAGCAATTTATTAGCAATTTCCTTGGTGTACTTATTTACATTCTCCAATAAAGATTCATACATACCTTTCCAATCAACAATATATTCTTGAGGTTTATCTTCAATTTCTTCAACCTCTTCTTCCGCCTCAGTTCCTACAATATCTTCGATCTTATCTTCAACATCTTCAATTTTATGCTCATCTTCTTCAACTTTTTCTTCAGGTACTTCAATATTTTCAACCTCAGATTCAATATCCTTAATTACATCTATATCATTAGAAGATTTATCTTCAACTTCAATATCTTTAGAAGTATCTACATTATCTTCAACAGTATCTTTAAATACCTTTTCAAGATCTTCCATTTCAACTTCCTCCTCCCTGTTAAATGCTGTCTCTAATAATTCTAACTCTTCCCTAGAAACAGACTTTACTTTTGCCACTGGAACACCTGTTCTCGTAGCAACAAAGTCTATACCAAAAAACTCGGCTTCTATTATAGAAGTATAAATAGCATCTTTAAGTTTAGCCTCTTTAATCTTTATTGGCCAATACCTTACAGATACTCCTTCTAACATCTTATCCTCAAGAAGAGTAGTAATATCCTTAGCTGCAGCAGTTCTAGCCATCTTAGCTTTAAACCAAGCTAACTTAGTTTCGGTATCATACCTAGCTTCCAATACTCTAGCTACGGTAGAAAGTGTTTCATCTGACGGCCAATGATTAGTCCACATAGTAATTATATTTTTATTACTATTAATCTGCTCTACAAAGTTCTTAACTATACTTTCAGAATAAAATCTGTTATTTTTAGAAATAACATCTCCTCTTAAAAACACACCTTCTATGTAAACAGAACCATCCGCAGCTTCTTCAACTTTAGAAATTTCAGTAAGAAATTCTTCAGTAATAAATTTAACTTCTTTATTTATTTCCATTTCAACAGCCATAATTATACCTCACTCAACACTGTTCTCACCGCCATTCTTATTTACTAAAGCAGCAGATCCTACAAGTTGTAATTTAGCAATCTCTAGTAATCCCATAGCATCTTGTAATTTAACTTCTTTTTCACTACCTTCAATAAATTTAACTACAACATTACCATCTTCTGACACAACAGCAGCTATACCATACCTGACTTTAATGTTACCTTCCACGTTCTTATTAACATCCGACATAATACCCTCCTAAAATATATGATTACTTTTCAACAGGTTCTATACCTGCAGCACTCTGTAATTTAAAACCATCTACAACATCTTTCCAATCAATACCCAATATATTAGACAACACAGGCATTGGGAAATTGTTATACTTATTATTTAATCTAGCTACTATTTGCGAAGCCTCTAATATATCCACTAAACCAGTGTTATCATTAGTAACTTCTACATAAAAATCATCAGGATCTATATTATTAAGTATTAACTCAGTAACTACTAACTGCTCAGTATTATTTATTCTTTCCTGTTTTAATACATTAAATAGCCCTTTAAGAAATTTAATCTGAATATCCATAGTAGCCCTATTCACTGACTCACCAGTACCTATAAGCCCCGGAGGCACCAATAAACCTATTTGAAATAAATCATTAAAATATTCAACATCATCAACATAATTAAAAGTATTACCATCAGAAGCAACACTCTTTACATCCCATCTACCATTAGAAAAAATATCTAATGAAGCTCCAGAATTATTCGCAATAGCCTGTTTTATTTGTCTAACATAAGCACTTATTTCCTCGTCTGTAGGCAATGAGGCTTGCTCTTTCATAGATTCAGGCAAATTAGAAAAAGACGGAAAATGAAACCTAGTCTGAACTGATCTAGTCTTTCTTGAAAGCATCATAAAATTCTCTATCTGCCTAGTTATAGCACTGACATTCATTGTATTAGAAAAAAGTCCGCTTCCAATATAATCATCAGACAAGAAAGAAAAGTGTAGTACTTGATGTGGCAACAATGCCATAGGATTAATATATTCATTTGTATAGTATAGCCATCGCTCTATAATTCCTTTCTTAGAAACATCAGGAAATACTTTTTCTAATGGTAAACTTTCTAAAGATAAAATATTATTAAAATCATAAACTATTTCATAAAAAGAATCTCCATACTTAACAGCCCTGTAAATACCATCAAACATTATTCTATTCAAATCAATTCTAAATAACAAAGAATCTATTATACTTTTATACATTAATTCAAAATTTAATGTTTTTTTAGCTTCTAATAATATTTCCTTAATACTTTTATCAGAAACATTATCAATTAGCTTCTCTAGTACCATAGTAGTTAAAGATTGCTCTTCCATCATGGCTAATAATTTACTAACTATGTCTTCTCTACCGTGAACATACTTTAAAACAGTCATTATATCTTCCAAAGGAATAGCATTTTTAGGCAATACTCTTATCTTATATTTATCTGACAAAGCAGCTGAGGTTATTAATGAGGTAGCTTTAAACAATCTAGAATCAGCAGACAATAACTTACCAGTTTTAGAGTCTATAGTAGTAATCCTGTTCAACCACTTCTCATTTATAGTAGAAATGTCAAACTCAGATAGACCAGTCTTCTTATTTTTAGAAATATAAGACTTATCATAAAATTGTGAATTACTAAAAGTATCACGCCTTCTTTCCATTATTGTCTCCCAACATCAAAATAATCTCTAAGAAAATCAACATCAAAACTATCATCATCTACCCAAAACATTTCCCCATCTTTTTTTATAATTCCATCAGTTGAATCTTTAGACTTAATTAAATCATCTTCATTTATAGAAGCTATACCAGTAGATAAATACCCTAACGAAACTGGAGCAACTTTAGTTATATAATACAATGCAAACGCTAAAGACATTACAGTGTCATCGTGCCTTCCAACAGAAATTATCTTTCCATCTTTATTTAAAAAAGCAGATAACTCCTCCACTAATACAGAAACATATTCCATAGTATCAGGACTATCTTCATTAGCAGGTATAATAATCCTCTTCTTTTGAAATTCAAAATTTAAATTAGCCAAAATAGAGTTCTTAGTATATCTATTAGTGTTTATAGTCTTAATAAAATGACCTTTTCGCTGTAATACCCTAACTATTGCTATTTGCTGCCCTGTATCTTCTGCTACTATAACGTCTGCCTTATACCTTCTAGTCATATCATCTAAAATATCACTTATAATTAAATCATCTACGCCCCTAGCTCTCCAAACATCAACAATTCTAGCAGAAGATCCAACAAGCGATACAACAGTTATAACTGTAAAGTCTGCCCTGTGAGCCTCACTAAACGCAAAATCTACTCCTATAACTGTAAATCTTGAGTCTGGTGCCGGATCTCCTAATTTAGCTCTTACTCTCATAGCTTCATTAATATACTTATATTTAAAATAAGACATTTCGGAAGAAACAGGACGTAACATTATTTCTCTTTCAAACGCATAATCCCCTATCTCTGCTTTTAATGCTAGTAAATCTGCCTTAGTCCAATACTCTTTCCAAAAAACTTCACCCTCATCATTCATTCCGGGGTATTCCCTATAAATATATCTAGAATTTTCTTTTAATTCTGAATATAAGTCATCTGAAGATATAGGAGTTCCTACTATAATTAACTTTCCACTAGACGGAGGAGGCATAGGAGAAATAACATTATAAAAATTAAATTTAATCTGTAAAGGCGTAGTATTACTACTTTTCTCGTTATATATATCATCCAAAATAATTAAATCAGGATGTCTTCCACGCTTAACAGACCCAACACCCATGGCAGACACTTCTATACCACCATTTATACCTTCTACTGGAGCTGTCTTAAATCTAGTTTGCCCCCATACGCCTCTACTCTGTAAATAATTTAGCCACGGATTACCCTCTATCTCTTCTTTAAGTAATCCAACTCTCCTCTCTGCTTCACCAGTCTCGTAAGATATAATAAGTATTTCAGTCAAATCTCCACGAAACATTCTCCATAAAGGATAACAAAAAGAAAAAAATACAGACTTGGAACTAGTACGATGAGCTAAAAAACATAACCTAGAGCCAGAATTTAAATCATCTTCCCAAATAGCATAATGAGCAGGAACACTATACCCTAAAATATTCTTTATAAAATAGGGTAAAGACTCTAATGCTGACAACATCATTTTAGCTTGTTTGACTGGATCATCCGGCACTGGTACCGGTGTTCTTACTACATCTATAATGGTATTAAGTTTCGGCATCTTTCAACCATCCTTTTAATACCTCGTACGCCTCTTTATTGTAAAAATCAATTCTACCTAAAACCCATTCATTACATTTTATATAAATAACATCATAAAAATCAGATGTGTAACCACTTCGTATACCATTCATAATCTCTTGATTATAATCAATATATATAGAATTCAAATCTATTGCTGCAACTTCAAAATTTCCAAACATAACTCTATTATCATCTAATAAAGACATGGAATAAAAAGGTATATCTATTAATATGCTAAAATCATCTAATAATTTTTTTATATTTGAAGGAATATTATCTTTCAATGATTTGTAAAACTTAACAATTACAAATCCTAAAAGATCTCCTTTATACGTAAACGATGCTAACCTCATATGAACTACCCCTCTTTATCAA